ACCTTCTCCAAATGTACCATTTGATTTACCAAATTGAGTTGCTATTTTGTAAACACTTGCAGTTTCTAAAGTTCCATTTTCAAAAAACCTAATACCTAATAAATCTGAATTACCACTACCAAATTTTACTTTTGCATGTACCAAGTGAACATCATATATGCTTTCTTTAATAGAAGTAAAATCTACTTGTGCTACTGAAGAAGAAAAAGTTTGTTGCTCAATAAGTTCTAAGCTACCACCAAATTTACCCTGCTTTTCTAAATCAGCTACATCAGATATAGAAAATACTCCTGAATTTTTTACAGTTTGGTTTATTAAATTTTGTCCTGTATAACCATAAGGCATAGTTACCCCTTTAGGTTATTTCTAAATAACTTGTAAAAACTTCAATATCGCCACTTGCTGACGCTAATCCCTGAACTTTGTCGCCTGTTTCTAAAACTAACTTTGAAGATCCTGCAAGTTCTACAGTTGTATCCGCAGGAACGGACAAAGTACTAGCGATCTTCGCGTCCCCGCTAGTTCCGTCAACTACTTCAACCGTTACAGTCGCGTCGTTAGCCCCGTCAACATTAGTACATCTTAAAGTTAGTACGATCGCAGTTGTGTTGCTAGCGATTGCGCCTACTATGTCTGAATTAGATGTCCCTAAATTAACATAATTATTCTTGAATGTATTAGCCATTTAATTTCCTTTCTATCCTAACGCAATAATTAAACCTATATCAGCGAAACCGCCTGCGTCTAATAATGATTGTACAGATACCTTTTTTATATTGTTGCTATCGCTTGCGTCTGCGATCAAAACTTCATCACTTGTAGTAGCAGTTACGTTAGTTTGTCCGTTTATATCAACTGCTAAACTGACTGCGCCCGACGTACCCCCGCCACTAAGTCCCGCACCTGCGGTTATTCCTGTGATGTCGCCTTCGCCTATAAAATTAACCCAAGCAGATCCATTGTAAAATTGTAGATCGTTACTATCTTTTAAATAGCAGAACATTCCTTCTTCAGCAGAAGTTACAGCACTATCCCTAGCAGTACTGTCATCAAAAACCATTATCACTTGTTCTTGTAAATAATTATTAAAATCTGACGCATTAACTAGATCGCCTGTTGTCCAAACTTTAAAACCTGCACCCATGTAATTAAACCTTTCTTTCTTTAACTATAAGCGAAACGCGTACCTTCGCCAAGCTTTGCGGATCCTAAAATCCAAGCGGAAGATCCCGCAGGGCTAAGAGTAGCAGACCATGACCAAGATTGCGAAGATCCATTAATAGTATGTTGAATACTCTCTATAAGTAATTCATCTTCGAAAGTAGATCCGTCAGGGTTTTCGATCTTAACTTTTATGCGATCGCCAAATTCTCTGCCTAGTACTTGCGTCCATAGATTAACATCATCTCTAGGATTAACAGTTAATTTATCTACTCTTACGATCGGTAAGGCTGTTTCAGCGATCTTCTGTTCTATAAGTGATAAGACATCTGCGTCCGAAGTATTGATTGTGGACTTTGTAGATCCTTTAGCTGTATATCTTAAAACACTATCAGCGTCAGATATATACTGCGTTGTCCCGCCTTCTCTTGTCCATTCATAAGTATTTATGATCTCATTGTCATCTAAACTTAAACTGACATCGGTATAAGGAAGATCTGTTCCCGTATTGCTAAAAGTACCCTGAACATTTATAGCATTAGAATTACTTAGCCTATAATTTCTGTTTCTAAAAGTTGCTTTACCGTCAGCACTAATAAAAAATTGTGCATTCTCTGCTAACTCTACTTCTCTAAGTGCGCTTAAAATGTTATCTGTTATTGATTGTTGTTGAACATTAGTTGTCCCTGTAAGAATATCGCGTCTATTAGAAGGAAAACCGATAGCATTTAGGATCCTAGTTACACGATCAGAAGATAACTCTACTTCATCAACATAACCTAATCTAGTAGATTGTCCTAATTCACTAAATCCGCCACGACCTAAACGCCAAGATCTGCTATCTAGTACGCCTGATTGAAAGATCTTAAAAGCGTCAGTTGCTCGAAATGTTACTATACTGTCCTGTCCCTGTGCAGTAAAAACTACAGGGATCGTATCTAAAAATCCTTCAAAGATCACATAAGTAACTGAACTATATACAGCGCTGATCCTTACCCTTTTAAGTGGCTGTATTTTAGTTCTTGCGTTAGCGCTATCGTAATAATAAGTTGTTTGACTTGGATTAAATCTATTATCTGCATTAGATAGCATGATCTGCGCTGATCCTGCACCGAACTGACCTAGTTCGTTTACTCTTCCCCTGTTAGTTGTTAACTGTCTTACATATTGGCTAACATCTGTAAAAGTTTGCGTTTCATCAAAAGGATCACTATCGAAACCTATTTCGACAGTTATGTTTACATTACTATCAAAAGCGATACTCATTAGACAACACTTAGCCCGCGTTGCTGTGCTTTTGTGATCGCAGTAGCTACAGCATTTTCTACATCTTGTTCCGTTCCAAGTACTGCGCCTGTTGTTACGTTAATATTTACTGATCCGCTTTGTGCTAACATAGATCCACCAAAGCCACCTATACCGCCACCACTAACAAACTTAGGATCTTCTTTTAATGCACCTGTAGGATCATAGCTCTTTTGTGCAGGTACGGTACCTGTACTAAGATCAACGGGTTTACCCGATAAAGCGAAGATCTCGCCAAATTTATTCAATACTCTATCTAGATCGCCTTCAACTTTGTCAGCCATTAAACCTACAAGCTGTTCGAAAGTACCTAAAGCGCTTGCGTCTGCTAAAGCCTGATCTAAGTTAGCTTTAGCGATCGCCATTTCTAATAAATTTTCTGTACTGTCGTCAGTTGCTTTAGCTAATTCTTCTTGTGCAGTTCTGTACTCTTCTTGTGCTTTCTCAACTGCTTTAGTTTGTCTTTCTACTTCTTTCTGTGCATTTAATAGATCTTGTTCAGCTCTTTCTTCTTCTCTAGTAGCTGAAGTGCTAGCTAATATAGTTTCTTCTAATTTCTTTTTAGCTAGTTCAAGTTCTTTATTCTGTAAAGTAGATCTTTCTTCTACTTCTTCTAATCTTTTAACTGCGTCAGCTTGTCTTAGGATCGCTACTTCTTCTTCTAGCGTTACCTTGTTACTTTCTTCTTTTTGTTTTTTAAGTTCTTGTTCTGCTATCTGTACAGCTCTGATTGCTTTATCTTGTTCAGATTGCGCAGAATTAAGATCAGCTAATCGATCTTTTTCATCTTTTTCTAGATCTATAATGTTTTCTTTTATATCTTCGATCTTTTGATAAGCGCTAAAAACCTTTTTAAGTGCGTCTAAACCTTTTTCATTTCTTAATTCTGCTAATTCATCTTCAGCGTCAGTAAGATCTTCTGTAACTTCTACAGCGTCTTCAACAGTTCTATTTAATCTATCTTGTTCTATTTCGTATCTATGTGCATTATTAATCTGATCTCTTTGGATCGCATTAGCTCTATCTATTTCAGAAGATAGATAAGAAGTGTTACTAGCGTAGTTTTCTAAAAGATTAGCGTTTTGTTGTGATCTTAGGATCTCTTCTAATCTTTCTTGTTGCTCAACAAAGTTAACTATCGGGGATCCACCACCCATAGCGCCAGCGAAAGCACCACTTAACATCGCTATTCCTTCTGCTTGTTCTTCTATACTCTTTACAGGTGCGTCGCCTTTAAGTCTTAAAATTACATTATCTAAGAACTGATTACCTAATCCGATCGCTGTTTCTAGTGCAGGTGCGAACTGATCCATAATAATAAGTCCAATTTCTGCGAACTTATCCCCTGCTAATCCGATCTGTTGTTGTAAGGATCCTATCTGTTTTTCTGCTACTTCTTCAGTTGTTCCCCCGCTATCTCTTAAAGCGCTTTCATATTCTCTGATCTTTTCTGTTGATCCTGATAAGATCTTAACTGCGTCAGCTACACCCCTGTTTAATCCAAGTTGATCTAAAGTACTAGCCTTCAACTCATCGGACATAGGTTTAAGAACTCGATCTAACTCTTCAACGATGTCAGCAACATTCTTCATATTGCCTTCAGCGTCGAACATTTCTAGTCCAAGTTTTCTAAACTCTTCCCCGTTCTTTGCTGTTGCTCTTGGTATATCTCTTAAAACCTGATTTAACTTCTCGCCACCTTCGGCACCCTTTACGCCTGCGTCTGCGAATACAGCAAGAACAGCGACGCCTTCTTCGATATCTTTATTAACAACTTTTAACGCGGATCCTGCTTTAGATGTTAAAGCCTCAGAAAACTGCTGAACACTTGCGTTAGCTAAGGTATTAGCTTTGACTAATACGTCAGTTACCCTAGTTAAGTTTTCTAAGTTTTGTTGTGCGTCATTTACAGTAAGACCTAACGCAGATTGTGCGTCAGTAGCTAAGTCAGTAGCAGTAGCCATATCGAACATTCCTGCCTGTGCGAACTTAGCAACTTGCGGAAGTGCTTGGATCTGTTGTTCAGCGTCTAAACCTGCGGACGCTAGAAAGAAAAAGCTCTCTGCGGATTGTTGCGCTGAAAAGGAAGTAGAGATCGCAACATCTCTCGCTGTTTGTTCCATTCGACGCTGTTGATCTTCAGTAGCGTTCATGATCGCTAGTGATTGTGTCATAGCGTCATCAAAAGCTATAAATTCTCTTGTTGCGCTTGCTAGCGCTTTTGTCATAGCTACTGCGCCTGCTACTACAGCAACGCCCATAGCTTTTCCGAATTTACCTAATCCCTTAGATGATTTATCCCCTGATTTACCAATCCCGTCTAACTGTCTTTTAGCTAGATCAGCACCTTTAGTAATAATATTTAAAACTATATTCGATACAGCCATTACCTACTGTTCCTTCTTTTTTTCATTTCTGCGTCTGCGAGTGCTTGGGCTTTATCACGGGCTTTCTTTTCCCATAAGTAGAAGTAAGCCCATTCATTAAATTCCTTAGCACTCATCTTACTATGTAATTCGCCTACCGTCATTGATAGATCTCGGGCTAATCGAAATGTGAAGGCTAGATCTGTATCGTGATCAAAACTGATCAGCGTCTTCGGCTGATCCCCCTAGTCCGTTTAGTTTATTGATCTCAACAAATATTTTATCTACTATCTGACTATCTTTTTCGTACAGCTTTTCGATAAGATCGTCGTCTAATTCAGGATCTACTACACATTCTTTAAGAAGATGTATTTGATATTCAAAAGCGTCTAGTTCGGTTTCTTTTAGAAGACGACCTAACTTAACAGCCATTCCTTTAGACATTCCTTTAATCTTGATCGAAAAGCCCCACTCTTCGATATTTATAATTTTTTCAGGTACATCAGGAAGACCTAATATATCTTCCTTACTTAACCTTTTTAAATCTGTCATTGTGCGTCCTATCTATTTAACTAGTGCGTAGCTCTAGTAACCGCGTCTGAAACTTGTAGATCTGCTGAATAAGCAACTACATCGCCGACGGGACTAGAAATAGCATAGTTTGTTAAAATACATTCGCCTGTATATTTTACTGCGCCTGATCCTGTTCCTTCAGGGCTGTATTCAAAACTTAATGTAGCAGATTGACCTAATACAGCGCCGAATATTCCGTCTGCTGTACTATCCCAAAGACCACCTAAAGAAATAGTAGCGTCTTTCAATCCAACAATATAAGTTTTATTGTCCTTCCCAAGTACTGTAGTTTCTGCAACGTCAGCAGTTTCAGGAAAGTCAACATTATTTACATAGCTAGAAATGTCTGTAAGTGTTCCGCCTGAATTATCAAGTTTAAAAACACTATCTTTACCATGAACAAAAGCCATTTATATATCCTTTCTAATTATTTCTTCCAAAGCCGATTATAACATCGAAGGAAGGATTAGTCCCACCGACAGTATATTCAACCTTTAGATATCTATTTACTGTTGTACCTTTTGCAACTACTTTAACTTCGCTTGTTGCTGAAGTTGCTTGGGTAAAAGTTACTAGATCAGCATAAGTACTGTCATCAGCACTATGCGTAATCTTAGCGTCTAAAGTTGGTGCAGTTCCACTAGCAGAAGTAACGATAATAAAAGCGCCACCGCCGTTAGCTGTACTTGTTGAGTTATCTCTAGCTGTTCCTGATCCTGTAGCTGTTACAGTTGCATTTTCAAGAACAGTACCATTAAAGATCCCTTCATCAGATTGAAAGTCAACACTAAAAGCAACGATATCGCCTACAGGACTTGAAATCCCATAAGTAGTAAAGTTACCTTTTCCAAAACTTACGCTATCAGTTGCGTCAACACCGTCAATACCCATAACTAATTCTTGATCGCCTGATCCTAAACTAGATTGAATAGGGCTATCGGCTGTAGCGTCGAAAAATCCTGCTAGTGAAATTGTTCCGTCTTTACCACCTGATATATAAGTTTTTGCTGTTTTTCCAAAAGTTGTACTTTCTGCGATGTCTGCTGTTCTAGTTGCGTCAGCGTTATTCAAATAACTACTTAGATCAGTACTGTTTAAAAAAACTTTTGTATCTTTTCCGTGTTTAAAAGCCATTATCTTTTATTCCCTCTTCCTGATCCTGATCTTCTTCTTCTTCTTCTAGATCCTGATCCTGATCCGTATTTTCCGTAACCCATTATTATTCTTCTTCCTTCTGTGCTAGTTCTTGCATTTTCATTTCTTGATATTTCTTTTTATCAACGTTAATAACTAAGCCCTGATCTAGCAACCATTGGGCAGGTTTTTTATCTAGGCTTTCGCCTTCTTTAATCTCTTTGTTCTTAATTTTTAAATTTACTGTAGCAATATACATACTCTATCCTATCACTTCTACTACAAATTCCACGCCTAGTAAGTCAGTATTATTTAACTCGAAAGCGCCGTAATCTCTTACTTCTGTAACTCTAACAGATGACGCGTAACCGCCCAAAGTTAGATCGCTTTCTATTGCAGACTTCATAGAGTTAGATCCTGAAGTCTTTATAAACTGATCTAAAGTTTCTTGGCTGTCTTGTCCGTCAACATTAGCAACATAAAGCCTTACAGGGATCAAGTATTTATCTGATCCCCTAGCCATAGTAGTATCGTATTCTAAACTATCAAGCACCCCAACGATTGCTAAAGGTGGCTCTGCTCGGTGGGGGACATAAGCGTAAACATCTACGATCGTAATATTATTCGATATGTTTGTCGCTATTCCTGATCTGATCTGTGTCAAAGTCGCCATGACTTGATGATAGCATAGATCTAGGATCCTTCGATAGTCTTATAGATTTCTGAATAGTCTAACTGTGTTACTTGATCTTTAAGATCTTGAAGTTTACTTTGAAAGATCTGATCGCATTGATCTTCTGATCTTCCTTCTATGATCAGATCAATAGTTCCTTCTATTGAATACATAATCTTATATTTCTGATCAACTTCTTTTTTTATAAAAGACTTTAGATCTTCCGACAAACCGCCCTGAAAGTAAGTCAGAAGATCTAAGTATATGCGTTTCATAATAAGTTTAATTATTAAAACCGATCATATAATTATAAATTTCATTTATATAATTATTATCATCAGTTTCTACATAACCATTACAGTTAGCAATTCTGCTAGTTTCTTTCTGCGATAGGTTTGTATATTTTTCTGTATATTCTCGACATTGTAAATTACAATATTGACATTTATCCATTATTATTCCCCTAACCAAAGATGAAAAAGATCTGTACAATCTTCACAAAGATTATGCACGTCAGTTCCATACTCTGCTATTGTTTTTTCTATTTTACATTTACGACATTTAAAAGCCATAACTGTTCCCCTTTCTAAAGGCTGTCTAGCTGACAGCCTTTTCTTCATTTACATATTTAGTATCTGTAAAATCTAACCAAATAAACTTAGAATATTCGTTATGATCTGTGTATTTATAGATCCCATATTCAAAAGCTATGATCCCAAAAGATCCACTATCCCCGCAAGAACTGCAAGTCATGTGATAATAGTCGATTAAGTCATAATCGATACTTTCCAAAGAAAGATATTTATTACCCCTTTTGTCTGTATCAGTAAAGATCCAAGCGCCTTTAAGTTTTTTACCACTATTGTTTTTTCCAAACTTATCTCTTTGGCTACAACCTACATGCTCGAAACCATACTTTAATTGTCTTTCGATCATGTTCTTTGGTAAAGTTCTAGCAGTATGTAATTCTAAACCTGATGATCTTACCCACTTAGATACTCTTTTTACTTCTTGTCCTCTGACTATTCTTGTTTCTGTTTTCATATTGTTTCCTTTCATACTTAATATATTAATCGCAGATTAAATTAATGCAAGTTATTTAAGGAAATATTATTTTAACTTTTTAAACTGTTTTTCTATATCGTTCGCAAGATCTAATAAAAGTGCTTTTCTTTCTGTCTTAGTATCTTTCTCTGCGATCAGTAAGTAAGGAACTAAAGGCGTTCCCTTTTCTGCTATAGATCTAGCAACTACAAAAGCTAAATTAGGATCCCCTAGTTTTCTTTCTGCCCACCCACGCAGTTTCCTTACAGGTGGAAAGTGGGGTTTAGATCTAGTGAAAGGCTCTTGAAGGTTTAGTTTTCCTGATCTTTTAGGATCGCCATGAACATAAGGGGACTTTGGACTGTCTGATCTAACTTGGATCCGTTGCGGTAATCTACCCTTAGTCTTGATCTGTGTTGATCTAATAGATCTTTTTAATGCGCCTGTATCTTCAGGGGCTACTTCTTGCGCTCTGTTCTTGATCAGATATGCAGAAGATCGCATATAAGATCTGATCGGTTTACCTGATAAGTTTCCTAGATCAACTTTTCTTTTTACTTTGTCTAGTCCTGTTACTTTAAATTCTTGACTAAAAGCCATGATCTAAAGTCGATGTTTTATATAAGGCTGAATTAAAGTCTTTGCGTCAGGATCCATTTTCTGAAATAACTCACGTTCCCCAACTTCTGAAGATCCATAAGTAGAAAAAGGACTATCTTTTCTTTTCCATAATCTAGATGATTGTAATAGACAGGCTTGCTTGATAGCGTCAGGTATTCTATTGAAACCCCATATCGCTGTGATCTTAACATTCTTAACGATGTCAGGATCAAACCTTTCGGAAGATCTCTTATCTAAGATCACTAAGGTACTGAAAGGAAGATCGTAATCGCCTTCCATATCAACTACGTTTAATGGTTTTAGATAAAAGTCCGTATCTAATGTAAGTGTTGTATCGTAAGTGCCGTCGTCTGTTGTATCGAGTTGCACGATCAGACCTGTCGTATGTGCTATATCAGGTGTATCAAGATAATAAGGATTATCAGTATTAAAGTATTTAACTTGGACGCTTTCACTTTTGTAAAAGTGCCTTCCTGTCATCTGATCTATTAATCTAGATGACGCATTAATAGCATTATCTATATTGTCATCTTGGCTTGTACCTGACAGCCCGATCATACCTTTAAGATCATCTTTATCGCAATACTGATCGTGCGCCATTATTCCTACTTAGCTTTATTCTCTGTAGGTTTTTTCGCTTTAGTTTCTTTCAATCCCCACTCTTTAGCTTGAAGATCAGAAACTTCATCGCCCGCTTTTCCTAGTAATTTGCCTTTAGCCCACCCTTTAGGAAGACCGTCTTTACCTTCGCCAATATTACCTTCGTCGTCGATCCATACGTCTTTTTTAAGTTTCATTGTTTTCCTTTTCTTTGTTTGATCCGCACCCGCCATATAAGACGAGTGCGACATCAAAACCATTTCTAACTGTTATTAAAAGTTAGTTATTGAACAGAAAGCAGTAGCCCTATAAATTGGGAAACCTAATCTCAAGCTAGCTTTCATCATGACTTTATCTTTTGTAAAGAAGTCATCATGGCTATCAGACATTGATACTTCAATTCCTGATCTTGAAACGATGTGAACTGCTTGTCCGCCACCAAAAGCACCAACCAAAGCTGTTCCTGCTGAAATAGCTGTTGTTGGAACTACAGGTACACCCCAAATACTTGCTTGTGGTGCGCCGTTCATCATTCCTGCGCCTACGAATAGTGGTTGTAATGCGCCTGAAGTTGTAACAGCGTTAACTTCTGTAACTACGTCATACCAATCTGAAGGGTGCATAAGAATTGCGTCAGGCTCTACAAAAGCGTCTTTTCTGATCTCTGTAATAGCTTGATAAATTTGTCCAATTCTCTTTAAGTTTCCTGAAAAAGATGAGTAGTCAAATGTATTGATACCTGATTTGTTTAAGATACCGCGAATATTTGGCGCAGTACCGTTACCGTTAAGAAGTTGGCTATCTAAACGCAAGTTAAGTTGTGTTCTTAATCTGCTGTCTAAATATCCCTGTACTGCTGATACATCAGCTAGTAATTCTTCTGTAACAGGTATAGATACACCAAATTTACGGATATTTTCTGTTTGTTCTGTGAACGCTAATGCGCTTTCGCCAAAAGCTGATCCTTCTGCTACTTCTGCACCGTTGTTAGTGAAAGTAGTTTCTTCCAAATACTTGTATTGATATTGATCAGTTTGAATTACATCAAATAAATCAATAACTGAATTTGGATTTCTTGTAGCAGTTGGGACGATTAAATCATCTCTAACTACTGCTGGTGGATAGCCTGTTTCAGTTAAAAGAGTTTTCTTTTCAACTAATGGCGACCACTTGATTTCAGAAGTGATGTTCTTTTGTCCTTCGTTTATGAAGGATTGAAACGCTTTGCTCTCGTACAATGCTTGTCCAAGAGTTTTAGCAGGCTCATCAGAAGGAACTTCGTTGAATACAGGTGCAGTTTCTACCGCTTTACCTTCTGCAACGTCATTCTCTAATTGTGCTTTTTTGCTTTCAAAAACTTCTAATTCTCTTACTTCTTTAGCTAAAGCGTCTAGTTCTTCATTTCTAGCGATCCACTCTGTACGCTTTTCAGCGTCAACGGATCCACTTTCCATATCTTTAACTTCTGCTAAGGCTTGCTCTCTAAGTGATTGAAGTTTTTGCTTTTTTTCGTTTAAGCTCATTTTCTTCCTTTTTATATATCGGCTGTTCTAGTTAGTACAGCCATTGTACTTAGAAATAAGTCCTGATCTTCTTCAGTATTCTTGATCATGTCTTCTTCTTTTACTCCCGCGTCTAATAGATCATTAAGATCTACATAAGCGTCGTGCAAGTCTTCAACTAGATCAACTAAAGCTGATGAAGATTTTTCACTTAATTTCTTTCCTTTTTCTAGGCGTAAAGAAGTAAGTTCTTGCGCCCTGTTGATTACTGATTTCAAAGTGTTACGCACTTCTTCAATCTCATCAGTAAATCTTTTACCTTCTGTCTTTTGTTCTTTGACAGCTAGGGTATGGGTATTCTGATTAGCACCGACTAGGACGGGGCTGACTTCCCATACTTTTAAACTTTTTAAATAACGGACTTCAATTTCATCTGATCCGTCTTTTGTGAACATTCCATTTTCACTATCTAACACTTCGTATCCGAATGACCATTGTTGAAGATCGCCCATAGCTTTAACAGTTTCATAAGCGTCCTTCCCTCTTTGTGTATCCATAATGAACTGACCTTTAAATACAGCCTGTCCTTCTTCTTCTACGATCTCGCCACGTCCGATTACATCTTTCCAATCATGTCCCCAAACCATAGCTACGCCTTTTTCGCCATAACCTGATTTAATTGAGTTTGGAAGTACGACATCGCCGTCGCTATCTACTTCATTAAATACTGAAAATACTGCTTTAACAGATCCTTTTTCGCCTTCGTCTGTTAGAAGATTAATATTTTTAAATTGTTTTTCCATTCTAAGCCTTCCTAGTAATTCGCTTGTTATGATAAATAGTAGTACACCTACAATTCACAATCAATTCAATCGGTGCGCCGAATTTACTGTCTGCGGGATAGTCCATTTTATATCCTAACACATTAAACTGTTTTGATAGTGGAACTCTTTGATTATCTACTATTCTATGTGCGTCCCTTACTTTTCCGTCCCTTCTTGTTAACCAAGATTTTTCTAATTGTAATCCTGTCTTCTTAGCGCCCTGCTCTTGTCCCCATTGAGATAATGCAAGTCCTTCTGTTCTTGCGATCCTGCTTGCGTCCCCTAACATTCTCTTAGTTAAACTTTCTGATAACTCGTTAGCTATATAATCATCTAGATCAGTTCCCCTAAGTCCGATCGCTCTACCTGCGTCAATAGATTTTCTTAATGATCTATTAACGATCGCTTTTCTAGATTTAGACATTTCAGGAAATAAACTATCTAAACGATCATTGACAAAGTTAATAGCGTCTGAATTTCTTGTAAGGTTTTCTAGTGGGATCTGTACGCCCCTAGCTGATCGTAAAGGATAAAAACCTTCTGTAATTACTTCCCTAGTTGGTTTTCTTCTTCTTTGTCTTGCGATAGCTTGTTCCTGATCAGGCGTAAACTGCGTCTTAACATTTTCAGGAAGTAGGGTAACAAACTGATAATAGTAATAATCTGTCATCATAGAAAGATAAAGATCATAGATGTCAGCTTTCCAATTCTTCGTATTCTGATCGATTAAGAAATTAATAACACCGATCAAGCCTGCTTGTCGTGCTGTATTGTCCTTAATGTAATTTAGAATATCTTTTCTTTGACGATCTAATAATCTATAGTATTCAACAGCTAAGGCATAATCCCAATTCTTTAATAGATCATTGAACTGCTTATATAAAATATCTTTTGTTTCTTCGCTTTCAAACCTACTAGCAAGCTCTTCTCTTTCTATTTCTTTTAATGCGTTTCTTCTTCTTACTAATTCGATTGCTGATCTAGCTTTCTCATCTCTCTTATTCATGGCGTTAACTAATTTATTAGCCCACCTTCTACCTGCGTTTCCGCCCCAAAGTTCCCACGCGATAACGCCGTTCGTTGCGCGATCGGATCTTCCTGCAAGAAAATCCCTGCTATCTTCTGTTTCAAGATCTACAGCATGTCTAGGAAAATATCTAGCTATATGTCTTACCTTTTCGGGACTAGCTTTAGAATTGTTAACTAAATAACGTGCAGTAGCTAAACCAACTGAAGTACCACCACGACCAAACTTCTTTCGTAGATCCAAACCATATTGCGCCCTTTTCTTTACACCTTTAGGGATCGTAAAATCTAGATCATCGTATAAACCTTTTGAATAATTCTTTTTACTTGATAAAGGGTGGTTACTTGGAAGAAGATCAGTATCGAAAGCTGATCTAGGAAACTTACCTGTCCTAAGTGCAGTTAGAAAAGCATTAACCCTAGCGAAAGCCCATTGATCAGCAGATCTAACATTTCCCCTAACGCTTGCAGGATTAGTACGATAAGCACCTACACCCCTTCTAAATACTGCTGACAACATTCTTAGAGTTGCTCTATATCTAGGATCTTTCCCGTTGTGTTCTTCTACTTTGTCTTTTAATGTTTGTGTAACTCTAGCTGATAATTGTTTTTCTTCTGATCTGAAGTCTTCTATTATCCTAACTTTACCTACTTCTACTTCTACTGATCTATCTGTTTCTTCATGTGATCCGTCTTCTAAGATCGCCCATACTTTAACTGTTAAGATCTCTTCTTCTGAATTGATCGAAGTAACTATCCCATGAATTGTAGAAGGTGGATCAGGATCCTTATTGATCGACCAACTTACAGCAGATCCGACATTGACATCACTAAGCGTCGCCATTTATGCGCATTTCATATTCTTCATGAGTTGAACACGGCATATAAACTAAGTTACCGTCTTCATCGTGCGTATGTGTGCCTGAACAGCCTAACTCTTCTGCTCTTTCTCTTGCTTGTTCTATATTGTCGAAAACATCTTTTGAAAGTTCTGCTTTTAGATCTAGATCATCTTCGTATTGGCTTTCCCCGAAACGATGTATCTGCGCTAATCTGCTTTCAGCTAGTTCTCTAGTTGGATAACAGCCAAAAGATCTAGTTTCTGTTTCGTTATATACGCAATAAACTTGATTACCTTCTTCGTCTTGTTCTTCTTTTATGATCTTAAATGCTATATCTTTTTCATCTACTTGAAGTAAAGAAGGGCTAGCTAATTCGATCTCTTCGATCATTTCTTCTTGATCAGGCTCTTCAGTTTCTTCTACTTGCTCTACTTCTCTTTCTACATCTTTACCAACTTCTACTACTGAATTAGATCTGATGTAATATTCATCTTCTTCACTTGTAGGAAGTCCGACAGCTCTTCTTGCGTCTGCTACTGTAGCCCAACCACCCTGAACAGCTAAACTCATTCTGTTATATAACTGATCTGTGTCCTGTTGTAAGGCTCTAATATCTTTTAGATCATACATACAGGTAAGATCTTCTGCATTGATAAAGTCTGTTTTTAATAATTGATTTTCCATTTCTTGCGCTACTTGTCGCCATAGTGGGATCAAAGTATTTTCTGTGAATGTTTCCCTAAGTTCTTTAGCATTCGAAAAAGTAGATCTATCTAATCCAATTTTTAATCCTGCAAGAATTGCAGGCACGCCAAGAACTGCGCTGATCCTGCTTTCAGGTACATTCCTTAAAGTTCCTATATCAAGATCTTTAGGACTAAAAGATAATGTTTCTACTTGCATAGATCCTGATAAGATTAAAGGCGATCCTTTTTGTGATCCACCAACTTTCTTCATATAAGTTCTTTGGATCTGATCAGCGTCTTCTTCAGACAACATAAAATCATCTTTAGGACTTATGATCACGGAAGGTACACCCATGTTAGCTAATAAAGCTGTTCCTAATTGTCCTGCGCTTTCATCGCCGTAGATCTCTCTTAAAACTGTTTTAAGTGGTGCAAAACCGTGTTTATGATTATCAGGATTAATACCATTTCTGATATGGATAATATCTTCAGGCTTAAACATTACTTTTGTATCTTTGATCTCATATTCGTAATGTGTGATCAGCTCTTCTTTAGTTCCTTTTGGCGCTACATATTGCGGGATTAACGGGTGTAATCCTATGACTTGTCCTGCATTATTTTTTTGTTTTAATAAGTATGCGTCGCCTGTAACGTGTATCGCTGTCATTATGTAATTAGCTAAGATGTCGCCTGTCATGTATTTGTTAGGCTTTTTCATTAAGACTTCTAGTGGGTGGTTAGGGACTAACTCTTGTTCCCCTTCATCATTGTATTTATTAACTACTAATCTTCCTTCTGCGAATGATCTAGATAATACACCTAAGCAAGCTACTACGGCTGAATTACTTGCGCCGTTTCCTAAGTTATTAACATCGAATAACCCTGCTTGTGTTTGATAGCCCTGAATAAAACTATTAGAAGTTACAGGGTAATCATCTGCAAAAAAATTATATCTTTTTCTGTTTGTTGCTCTGCCGAAAATTATGTCGGATAACTTTCTTCTTTCTTCAGCCAATTTAAAACCTTCCTAAAGGATCAAAGCGTAATAGGAACGCACCCAATAAACTATCACGCCTGATCCAATCTTTATTAGTTGTTGTTGTCCTTACCATAATACATAAATTTTTCGAACTTAATAAGCCCTTAGCGTTTTTTTCATCTGCGTTTCAAGTACCGCATAACTTAAAGCGTCCACGATGTCATCGTGTTCGCCTTCAGGAAATTGCAATAATTCTCTATTAAGATCATCGTACCATAAAGCGTTAGCATTAAAATAGATCTGTCCACCTTCCATTTTAGCTGATAAGGGTAAAGCTCTATTGATCTTGTCCCGATCTGCGCGTAACTCTTTTACGATCAATCCTTCTCTTCTTGCTATTTGGATCAAAGCTAGTTGGTATCCTACGCGTTCGATCCCTACATACTTTAGATCATGTTCCCTTACTTTGTCTTTTATGATCGGAACTATGTCAGGTGCTTGGATCCTATCCCTTACTAGATCCATAACTAATAAATTATTTTTAGGCGTTTTCGCACAAATAGCCATGACGGTATAGTCTGCCTGTTCTTTTGTTGATGTTGCTAGATCGACAGTAGCGAACTTAGATAGTTCATCTTCGTAAACATCTTCATTATTTAATCTAATTAATCTTCTGTTGATTAAATAACCGTCTTTGTCGTACTCTTGTACTGTTTCTGATCTATATTTCTTAAACCATTGATCCTGAAAAATACCACCTGAAAACTCTACAAACTGTGCTAAATACTCTTGGCTAAATAAGTATGATCCTATTTCTGCCTTAGCTTGATCTAATTCATCTTGGCTTACTAACGGATTAACTGAAGTAGGAAAGTTCCAACGTTCCCAATCTTCGCGATCTCCTGCCTGATTGTATAACTGTTCGAAGTGATTAAATCCTTTTGGGGTTGATATAAATAAAGCACCACCACGACTAATAGATAACATAGGGCGGACGATCTCTGCCCATACATTAGGTTTCATAAAGGCGTATTCGTCTAATACAGCGAAGTCCAAGCCTGATCCACGCATACGATCA